TAGAAATTGTAAAAGAATCGGGAGAGAAAGTTACTGCTGTTCCGACAGTATGTGATACACCCGTCAATCCTCTTTCGATTCTAAGAATGTTTTGATTTTTAAATACTTCAAGAACTTTTAAAGTTTCTGTTCCAATACTAATACTACTACCAACAGATACTTGTTCTGGAATTGGAGAAACATAAATTTCTGTTGTAAATCCTACAGATGCAGATGATATAGTAGAAAGACATCTTCCATTCGCATAAGAAGGAACTGTAATTTGATGTGTTCCATTTAGAGATGAAAGATTAGTCGAAAATCCAGATATAGTTACATAATCAAGATTTAAAAGATCATGCTTTGGTAATATTGATACTTTTACTTTACTATTAGATTCCCATGTGAAAATCGAATTCAAATATTCAGTTAGATTTGTATTCAATTCTAAAACACTCTTACCTTTAATAGAAGTAATACTAACATCTAAACCACTTCCTGAAGTATCAGAATCATCAAATGTCAGTTTATCTCCAACTTTGTAATTACTACCAGAGTTTTCAATTTCTATAGATTTTATCGAATCTGAAGTTACAGATACTACTTTTATTTTTTGATCTAAAACATCACTAGTTTCATTGATAAAATCATAATCAGCATTTAATTCTGATACTTTATATGGTGAGGTATTTCTCAATAAATTTGAATTATTAAAATCAAATGATTGATTTAAATCGGAATCAGAAATTAGTTTTGATTTATACTTATTTCCTATAAAATATGGGAATTGGTCTATCGTAGCATGATACGCATAAACACCTTCCGGATACTCTACATTTTTTTCATATCTACCATTATATTCATCTAAATCTTTTCCTCCATTAAACTTATAATCTTCAACAAAAAATCCATCAACAAATCCAGATGGTCTATCTTCAATATTGGAAAGATTTGAAGTATATCCAGATTCTAATGATTTTAATCCAGAAGGTACATTAGGGTCTGGATATCCGTATGGACCATAAATTGGATTTCCATCATAAGCCCACCCAATTATATGTGAAATGCTTGTATATGCGGATCCAACGGGACTTTCTTTAAAGGAATTTCTCAATTCATCAAAATACTTTGATACTGAATATTGAAGTTTATCTTTACCTTCCAATAAAACTTCACCAGTAGTAAATCTTGCAATATTATCATTAACAGTTAATGTTCTTATTTGTGGATCAATAAAAGCATTTTTTCCTGATGAAACAACTTTAATTTTTGTATTTGATGCAGAATACCCAATGCCTGTATTCAGAACTTTAACTTCTGATATCTTTCCATCATCAATTACTGCTCTCAACTCGGCTCCAGAACCAGACCCAGAGACAACTAAATCTGGAGTAGAATAATATTCACTTCCAACATAACTAGTTACAACGTTAATTATTTTTCCGTCAACAATAGATGGAGTTAGTTGAGCAGATTTTCCATTTTTTATTGAAATTATTGGATTTTTCTTTAAATTTAAAATTGTAGATCCATAACCAGTTCCAGATTCATAAACATAGGCATCAACAATATTTCCTTTTACTACTGGAGTTGTTATTAATTCCTGATATTGTTGAGTAGTAGTTCCAAATCCTACAGAATTATATTTAATTAACACTGAAATATCAGGATATTTAAAATACTGATATCCACTTCCAGTGCTATTAAATTCTACATAATCTTTTCTATCATAATTTGAAATAATTGTTCCTCCAACACCAGCATTACATACTCTGAAAGAATTTGTATCAAGTTTTAAAACATAGTATTGATTTGTAGTTGCAATTCCTGATATTTGAGCAGATTCATAACTATACTCGATAATTTCTCCATCATTAAATCCATGATTTTTAAAATTAATAGAGTTTTGTGTCGTAGATATTCCAGTAGGACTTACAATTAATTTTCTGTTAGTATAACCTTCTCCTTTATTAATTACTTTTACATAAGAAACTTGTTTTGAGGATGAAAGAGTAGAGAACTTATGTGTTCCTGAAGAACCCGTATAAATTCCTACAGCATTTGTATCTGATTGTTGATCACTTAAATTATTATATAATTTTATTGCTTTATTGTTAGCAACACCAACAAAATATGCCGAATTAGTAGGTAGACTAAAATTAGTTCCTGCTGTTCCAATTGCTATTGGATTATTTCCTAAAGGATTATAAATTACTTCTTCACCATTAACAAAGTTATGATCTGTTAAAAATATAATCTGATTAGTTGTCTCACTAACTCCCCCACCACTAGAAAATTCGTCTGCATTAAATAAAACTTCTCTGGGACTTTCTATTATTACGGGTTCAATTACTGCACCACTACCATTTCCTCCTGAAATATCAATGGAAACTATTTCATCAATGTTATAGTTTTGAGAATCTACATATACTTTTTCAAAAGACCCACTAATTACTGGTTGAATTTTTGCAGTATTGCCGATACCAGTGGAAACTTCTACTAGTGGTGGATTAATTACATCAAAATCTTCTCCACCAGAAAGAATATCTACATCTTTAATTGGTCCATAATAAACTACATCTTTAGATTTGTAATTATTAATTTCAACTCCATTAATTAACATTCCAGTAGTTCCTGGAATTGTTAAAGTTCCGGAACCATTTTCGATATTTTTTTCTAATGGAAACTTTCTTAAAAGTTTTTGTATTCCGAGGTCAGATTGTCGTTGAGAATATAGAGTAAAAGTGTGAGTTCCTATACCAGAATTTGGTATTTGAAAGGTTATATTACTGTCCGAATCTAATAAAGAAGGTGTAGTATATAATTTGAATTGATTTGTAGATGTTACTTTTACATAATAATTTCCAGTTTGTAGTCCAACCAAAGATTCATTTTGTGGAAGATAATATATTTTATCTCCTGTTAAAAAAGGAACTGAAGGATTGAATTCAATAAAGTTACAGATATCATTACTTTCAGAAAATTCTGGAGTATTAAAAGTACTAGCAATACTTACTTTTTTAATATTTGATTTGATATCGAGACGATAATCTACTATTCCATTTTTTTCTTCTGATGGCAAGGAATTTGAAGTTACATATGCATAATCATCCTTATCAACATATAAATTGAGAATATCTGATAATAAGGAACTACTTTCAAAATCTGGACCTGAAGATTTTGTTTTATTTAATTTTCTTCTTACATCATATTCTTTAATGTCTTCAAAAAATGGAGTTGTGCCGTCAGCACGTAATGCATTTTCTAAATTTAAAGAATTATTATCAGTAATACTACTAATATAAACTGAATTTGAAGTGACAATTAAATTTTCAGTTCCTCTATCTAATATTTCAACTTCATCTCCTATTTTCAAACTAGATCTATCAATAGTTGATCCTAATTTTACACTTCCATTATCTACAATTTCATATCTTGTACTAGTATTGTAGATAAAAGAATTTGCAAAAATTTCTTTCCAATTTAAATTATTATTTTTAATCTTGTCTCCAAGATTTTTAATTCTAATTATATCATTCTCATCTACTTTAAAATCTTTACTCTCTTCAATTAAATCTTGTATTACTCCAAGTAATATAAATTCAACTTTCTTAGAAGTATCACCATCTTCATATGAATAATAAGTATCATTAGATCTAATATTTGATGTTGTAGTTATAGTATCAGTAATACCACTACATCCAAAAAATTGATTGACACTTTTTCCAGTATAAGAAATGTTATTAGTTCCAGAAACTAATGTTCCGGATTGTGGAAAACTGAGAGTTGAATCTACTGTTAAAATAGAATCCCCTATAGATGCACTTTCAATTAACTTTGTATTTGGTGTTATTTCAAAATTTCCTACAACTGATGATGAATTTTCACTATTTCCAATATAAAATTCAATCTTATAGAATATTTTACCTTTTCTTGAAAATGGTTCTATGGCCGATATTGAGGCAGTTGTATTCTCATCGGTAGTTTTTATGAGAGTTTGCCCAACTATTTTTGAAGGTTCACCTGACATCAATTCTACTATTGCAACTTCTCTTCTTACATAGTTTGCAGAAGATGGTTTAATTAAATAATCTTCCAAATTTATAATGGAAGGAGTTTCTCCAAAAATAACTTTAAAAAGAATTCTTAGTGCTTCATCTGTTCCTTTAGAGGCATAAAAATCTTTTGCTCTTCGTATAAAATTTCCTACATCTATTTCATCTACAAATTTAATATTTTCTAATCCTGGTGTGAAGGTAGATTTTAATTTTTTATAAAAATCTTTTAAAAATAAAGAACTTAAATTTTGAACAGATGAACTATTAGAATGCTCTGCTGCTGTTGATGTGGAAAAAACAAGTTCTCCACGATTTAAATCTTGATGATAATCAGTTACTCCACTGAATCCACGCACACAACCAGTAAAACTATTGGTAGTAATTCCAGTATATGTAATGACTTCATTATCAATTTTAAGAAGTCCATATTGATTAGGAAATCCTTTTGTGTTAGAAACATTAATTATAGTATCAGTGGATGATATAGTATTACTAGTTGTTGTACTATCTACAATAACTTCCGGTGTTAAATTATCTAACTTTAAATATTGATCTAAATTATCACTAATATCAATAGGACCACCTTGATATTCTTGGGAAATATAATATTGCTTTAAGAATTCTACTGCATTTGGACTTTCTTCCAAAATAAATTCTGGAAGTTGATGGTCAATTAAATCCTGTACTTTAATTTTAAATTCAAATCCAGTTTGTATCATATTACTTTCTTACTAAATTTCCGTTTGAATAACTTGATGTATAGAAGTCAGAAACAAATCTGGTCCCAGATATTTCATCCCCAGAAGCAATTACGTCCCTGACAATATTTATTGCACTTTTAGAAATGTTTAATGAGATATATAAATTTCTTAGTCCAACAACATCATTAGATTCTGGAAATGCCTGTATTTCAATTAATCCATTACTTAATGAAGTTGATGTAATATTAATAGTTCCTAAAATTATTTTACCTTTTACATAATCAACTGTTCCCGCAGATTTTATAATTACTCTAGTTTCATCAGATACTTGTTTTACAATTGATAAATTTCCTGATTTTAAGTCGGCATTAGGAACATCTGTAATATAAACTGTATCTGCTTCACCTGAAATTTTAAATCCAGTAGATTTTATATTAAATCCTTTAGAATTTGCATGGAATTGATTCCCATAACATAATTCATATTGTGCAAACTTATTAAGTACAGGTTTTAAATCTCTACGAATAATAATTCTTGTAATATTTGATGTAATTGCAGTATCTGTATTATCGATAACTTGTTGTAGTTTACTATATCTAACTCTACCTCCAAATTTATTTAAATCTAAAGATTCTGAATATTTTTGAAGAGAATCTATGACAGAAGTTTTTAATGTATCTACACTCGATACTTGAGAATAATTATAATAAACAGAACTATCAAGTTCGACATATAACATTTTAAGATCAGTTATCTTCTGATTTATTCCAGATACTGTAAATTGTTTTAACTTTGATAAAATTTGTGTTTTATTAAAATCTGAAACAAATGTTCCATTTTTTGGTTTAATACTGATCTGAACATTACCAAATTGTGGTGGATCCATTTCCTCACCACCAACTACAGATACGGACTCTGTATTTGGATATATTTTTTTGATGATGGTTTCATAATCTCTTGATGTAACTGCTCTATACTGAGACGAATATAATCTTGGAGCATAATATTTAATCGAATCTATAGGTTCGATATCTCCACCATTAATTGAGGATTGATTAGTAGTAATCGTAACAGTTCCTGGATCAATGATATCTTTAGATGCATCTTCCAATGTTCCAGAGAATGAAAAACTAGAAGATCCATTTCCATTTCTTCCATCAGTAATAATATAGTTGGCAGTAATTATCGTCCCATCAGAATCAACTGCATCACCAAGTTTTTTACCAATCAGTCCGTCACCAAATCTTAATTCATATTTTTCATCTTGAACTTCATTAATGAAGAAAATTCTAGAGTTTTTATCCACCTCAAAAATATTTTCTGAAAGAAAATATTCAACACCAAGTCCGGATTGTTGTGTTTTTTTAATATATACCTTAAGTGTTGATGTATCAACAAAAGAATTGTTTAAAATAAATCTTTGGTCCAAAGAACCATCATATTGAAATTGTTTGGTTAAGAATATTCCTTGATAAACATTAACATTACTGAAAGAAGCTGTACCACTCACTACGTTTGCCGTAATGTCTTCTGGTATGGCAAACGTATATGTAGTATCATTAGTGCTCCCTACGCACACTATACCTGCCTTCAGGGTGAGTGTAGGAGTGTTTCTATTAGTTGTTACGTTAAATGATATTTGTGCCGTAGATGCGGTTCTAGAACGAGGTACATATCCAATATTACCGGCAAGAGAAACTACATTCTTTCGAAGAGTTGCCGAATCCAAAAAGGATTCATTCACAACCATATTCGAATTGAATGCAGTAATGTAAGTATTATATGCTAACGTATCAATTAAAACTGAAAAGTTTGATCCCTCAAAGTCAAAGTCTGTGAATGTAGAGTTGGCACGGAGATAATCTTTGATAGAAGTTTTTATCTGATCAAAATCTAGATTTGTATATTTTGTAAAAGGCATTTTATCTGGTTGCCTCTAAGAGGAATGAATATTCTTGTGTCGGAAACTCTTGACCAATAATATCAAATATAACTGTTACATTAAATGTGTTTTCGTCTGCTATTGGATCTACTTGAACGATCAAATTTTCGACTCTATCTTCAAAATTATTAATTGCAATTTCAATTTGATCACTAATTACAGAAGCTGTACCAAAATCAACGAATTCAAATAGACTTCTTCTTACATCAGAACCCAACAAAGAGTTAAAAAATCTCTCTGTTGGTATAGTTTCTACTATATTTCTTACAGAACGACGAATTGCGTTCTCATTTTTTAAAATGGGAAGGTCTTTTGTCACAGGATGAGGCTCAAAAGACAAACTAATGTCCTTAAATGCCCGTGATATCCTCTGAATTGCCATTGTTAAAGAGTTTTCTTAATTTTATTTATACTATTCCTGAAGATTTTTTTGCCCTTGCTTTAAATCATCGTGCATAATTTCTTGGATCACTCTTTCTTCTGGATCATTTGTTTCTTTTGGTAATGACCAATAATCTGTGGTCAAACTTGTTGTTCCCCACATTTCTTCCATATATTTCACACTTCTATCAATTGCCATCACATTACTCCTAATTTATTATATTTATTTTTATTA